CGATGAACATATTATGATATTGGCCCTGTTCACCCGATGTTTTACGTCAGATGTTAGACGCGATGTAATACTGTCCTATAAAACATCGGACCGTTTCCAAAAACGTATCCCAAAAATCAAGTCCCATAAACTTGAGAGGTAGGTCTCTCCCTATCTAGTTTACCAAGCTAGATAGGGCTCCTTTTAAGTGGTTAGAGTAGAGTAACTCTTTATTTTTCTTTTAAGATATATCGAAACGACAGAGACGTCGCTCGCGACTTCGTCTCGATGGTAATCCCTCAGCTATAGCTTCAAACAAGTCAGATCTTAAACAACCATTCTTATATAATGTTGTCATCTCCAATTCCGTTAATCCTTGCAAGGGCATATCAAAAGCTTTTTGATAACAATCCTGAAGTTCTCCCCAATATACCCTATACACCTCCGGCGAGTGTAAGAACAACTCCCTTTGAATACTATCTAGTTTATCCTTAGTGATGGTAGCATCTCTACTTATATCCCGAACATATCCGGCTGAAGATTTTAATACTCTCAACTCCAAAGGTCCTACTATTTGACCTAGTAATCTATGTGCATAAAAGTGCCGTTTTAAGAATGTTATATCCCGCAAGGCTCTGAATGGTCTGTCTTGCGCGCGTTTATCTGCAGATGTAAAACCCAATCCCAAATCTCTCATCACCATACCATAGGTTATTGCATTGAATTTATTTGATATACGATTGCTGACACCAGCCACTATATCATCACCATATACTGGAGTATACAGGTCCCTATCAATTTGAATTAACATCACGTCATGACTAGTATTACTAGCTTTACCAACTAGTAAATACCAGGCATAAGCGACGTACATTTTGTTAATAAGTGAATTATATAATGCAGTCATACCGTGTCCACTCGGTACCGAATGTGTCGTAACATAAGTAAAATCCATACCAGCACGTGTAGTTTCACTAATGTACGACAACAGATGTATACCAACCTTGTAATCAGAACACACCATTGCTAATTCTTCATTTAAGCACTCTTGAAACTCTTTTCGCATAGCTCCATCCCACATCTCATAATCACCATCGAACCACTGCTCAAACTGGCATAATCGCTTCCACAATCGATGCCATTCAGAACTGGTGGCGTTGATGCCAATCATGATTCCTGTTTCG